CTTTTTTCATTATCTCAAGTCCGATCTGTTCTAAAGATTTTTTACTCCGCTTATCAGTCATTACTATCTCCCTGGTTTATATCCCCATCTATTCTCAGACAAATCCCAAACTCGTTTAGTTTCCGTTGGAATACGTACAAGAAAATTGTTAAATCTAATTATGTTTTTAGTGATTTGCATACTTTATCTTAACACCTTTTTTTTCTTCTTTCTAGTCTTTGCATACTTGCGTTTTTGTGGACCTTTTGTAATTTGTTGTCGCATTTGACTTCTTCCTATTGCCACGGTATGTACCTCGTTTTGCCTTTAGCATCTTTATAAGCTTTTAAAAATTGTTTACGACAATCATCAGTATAGGACACATGAACCCATCCACTTTGTGGATCTGATGGTTTGTAGAACTCAAGAATTAACTGATCGTATTTGATATTTGAGTGAATCCAACTAGCAAGTATTTTGTTATCTAAACCAAATATTTCAATATCAGCAGCTTCTCCTTTACAATGTTGAGATTTACTTGAAGAACCTATAGCCTCACTTAAACGAGCTGACCTAAAGCCAGAAGATATTGTTACAGGCCTTTCAAATTTATTACGTATTGGTTGAAGAACATTCTCACATAGTTTAGTTAATGCCAAAACCTGATTTTGATTTGGTTTGTTTTCAAACCCCAGACGTGTTGCTGTCTGCGACTTTGTTAACTCTGCGAGTGAAAAGTTTTCTGTTAATTTCATATAATTTATTGATTGGATAAGATAGTATTGCCCAAGCACTCCCTATTGATAAAAAAAATAAAAATAGTAGTAATAAGATACAGGTTGCTACAACATCCAAGATATCACTAATAAACCACATAATACAACAACTATAAGGTCTTTATTAGTAACATACAAGTCTTTTATCATATCTTTGTAAAATTTAATTTTTTCTAACATTTCCATCTCCTTCTCGCCTGACAAATTCTTTTTTTTGGCGTCTTTCTACAATTAATATTATGCATACGCGCTTGTCCTGCACTTCGTGAACAAAACGATTTTCTCCTCTTGGCAGCTTTGCTACCCTTTTTTACTTTACCAGTAACTGCTGTTTTCAGTTTAGAACCGGGGTTCATTCGCCTATAAGCTTTAACCCCAGCTCTTGTCATTCCTGCACCTTTATCTGTTGGCCTGTAGTTTTTTTTGTTTCGCTTAGGCATACCACCTTCAGCAAGACCAAACAGATCCAAGTCCTCGTAATAACTATCCATTATCAGTATCAGCAGTTATTGGTGTAACAAAAACAGTTACAGATGTCACATTTGATATTGTTAAATGCATATCTGTTTTAAACAAAATACCATCTAATGGTATATCTACCTGATATTGATCAGCAGCACTACTAGCAGGTGTTGTGATAACTAATTTTTGTGTACCACTACCACCACCATCTTTAAAAGTTAAAGTTCCTGCACTCGCATGACCAACATAATAGATAGACAATAACCTAGTTCTACCAGATTGAATCGTACCTGTTGATGTTAACGTTTTTGCACCTACATCAGAGTTCATAATTTACTCCTATCTATCAGATGCAGCAAACATATAATCAATTGACGTAACTTTAGTGCCAGTAGCATTACCTGATAAAGACATTGCCGCTATTGTTAAAATTTCGTCACTTGGAATATTATCTGTGTGTGTTGCAACCAATTTTCTGTTTACAAAAAAATCAACTTTACCTGTGCTTTGACAACGAATACTTAATGTAACATCAGTATCGTTTTCCATATCAATGCCAGAATCTGTTGAGGTTTCTGTGCCATCTTTTTCTGTTTTACAAAGAATTGATGCATCACCATCGTCTTTTTGAAATACAATTCTGTCTGTTGCTGTAAGCATAGCTTCAGGGTTAGTTGCAAAATTAATAGTAAAACCAAAACATAAATCAGTGTCAGTTACATCAGATGTTCTTACTTTAGTTTCAAACCAAAGATCTTTGTTTGATTGTACTTGAAAGATTTCATTCTTTTGAATTGAAGCACCATCATTATCTGTTGTTGCTGTTGAATTTAAGTTTACTAAACCATTAAGTTGGTCTGCTGCAATGGCTACAGACGCACCTGAATCTTTTACGACAGTCCATCTATGACCTGTATTAGAATCAAATCCAATTCTATCGAAGTCATCAAAATAAACTACATAATCTGGGTTTTTATCAATTGGTAAGTTTTCAAACCATTTCTTATCGTTATTCTTACCTGCGAAAAGAATTGGTCCTGTAAAATGCACTCCTGCCATTTTTTCTCCTAGTTTAAAAGATATAGTCCTCTAGGGTGTCTGCCAAGTCAGTCTATATCCAGTTTATATAATCTTGGTGTTTATATTATACAAAAAAAAAGGGGACTCGTAAGTCCCCTCCTTTACTTTTATGTTAAAAGATTTAAGCGGCTCCTGGTGAACCAAAAATACCTCTTGGATCAGAGAATCCAAAAGAATATCTTTCTCTTGCTTTAAATCTTACGTTACCTGTATCAAAGTCACCTTCAATAGCAGTTTTAACAGGACTTCTTACGAATTGTTTCAATCCGTTAGGCGCATCTGTCATAATGAAAAAAGCATCAGTATCTGTTAGATAGTGATTAACTCTATAACCTTGAGGGATCATACCCATAGAAGCCATAGCATTAATGTCATTATCAGCAGTACCTACTCTTTGTGGAGATCTTAAAATTCTTTCAGCAGTAAACTGAAGTTCTTTTGGAATAATCAGTTTAACACCTTGCATTGCAATTTTAAGTCCTCTTTCATCAACAAATGCAGCAATGTCAATTAAAGACTGCTCAAGTGATGTTTCTGAAAGGTCAGCCGCAGTAGACAATTCGTTTCTGAATGTCCCACCAGTAGCAATTGGGTGGTCAGTAGCACAAAGCTCTTTACCATCGCCACCTGCAAAACTAGAGTTGAATGCATTGTTTAATACATTTGCAGCTTTTACTTGTTTAGTGTTAGCCATAGAACGAGCTAAGGCTCTTGTATAACGAGCAGCTAATCTGTCATACAGATTATCTTCAATCGCTTCTTCAGTGATAGCGAATGCCATTGCAATAGTTTCGTGAGTGTACCTTGCAGTAAAAGATTCAGTTGCTTGGTCAAAAGTAACCGCACTACCTTCAGTTTTTACTGGTGCACTACCAAAACCTGTTAGCATCACTTCTTCTTCAAAAGCTCTGTCTGATGCTTCTGATGCAAAGATTTCAGCATGTTCGTTTTCGTATCTATTATATTCTAAGCCAAAGAGAGCATTTAAACCAGGCTCTAGCTCTTTGACCAGTTGTGATCTTGAAATAGCCATATTTTATCTCCCTATACCCCAGTATCTGCAGCCGCTGATGGCGGATTCAGAAAATGGTTTTGGATTCTAACCACAACATTTGTATTTGCTGTAGTAGTATCCTCATTGTTAACATCTTGGCTTATATCTACTGCCTGCAATGGAATTGCATTTGTAGAGTCCGCAGTGCTGGTATCTAGTTGCACTTTGGATATGCCGGTTGCTGTGTTCCCAGTTACGTTTGTAGTTTTGTAGCCAATGAACAGACCTGCTCTTGTCATAGCTTCGTCTGAATCAACTAAAAACAGTGTATTAGGATCATCAATTACATTAGCAACAATATCACTAGCATTAATACTGCCAGGATAGTAATTACTAAATGTTGGTTTACTCGTAGTTGGATCAGTATAAAATACACCATTGAATACACCAATTGGTTTAACAGCACCTGAACTTGCAGTAACATCATAACGTTCAATGTTTCCTGCTGCGACTGGAACTACCAAGTCACCTTGGAAAATAGCTGTTCCATAATTGGCTGCAATAGTATACCTATTCTGAGCGTTATTCCACGGAGCACCATTGAGCGATTTATAAGGTCTTAGACCAAATTTTTCACTTACGTTTGCCATAAAATATCTCCTTAATAAGGCATTAATATTACAGCGATGGCTTTTATCAAAAAATTATTCTGACTTACGACCACCACCAAAAGTTACACGAGATTGTCTATTAACATTAATAGGCATCTCTG